CTGCTCTTCTCTATCCCCGTCTTCATCATCCGCCACAAGTCGGCTTCTCGCTTTGTCGCGGTTTTGGGGATTGTCCTGTCCTTCGGGAGTAATGTCGATAGTGATCGGGGCATAGCTTTGTTTAATTTCCTTTAGGGCGTTCAAGACTTCATCTTTACTCATAGAGTCGATGCTTCCATGTCTTACTTCGCTTTTGCTTACATAAATATCGCCTTGTGCTTGCCCCCGTCGATATTCGGCTTGGACGGCTGCCGAATAGGCACCGTTAGTTAAAGCCATGTCTCTTATAACCTGTAGGTCTTTAATATGACGCTGATAGTGAACCCCATACTTTTCGTCGAGTTCGGCACGATAGGATTGGATTGCGTTAACAACGTGCGGACTAATGTGAGGATTGGTTAGCTCATAAGCACGAGTATGGGCGGAGCCCGCCGGGTAGCCAGCTTCGATAGCGGCTTCTCTCATAGTTATCTGTCCGTCTTTAGAAACCAGTTCTTTTACAAACAGTTCTTGCCGACGGGTCAAAGGCTGTTCTCTACTTGCCCGGGGCCTGCCAACCTTTTTCTTTATGACAGGTGCAATTGACTTTGCGGTAGTCTTTCTTGAGGCCATAAGTGTTCTCCAGTTATTTTCAGATACATTGGAGTAAAAAGCCCGCTTTGTATATATACAGCAAAATATATTTTTATAATAAAAAAACTTTCAGGCCCTTTAAGGCACTTCCGCCTCTTTGCCCCCAGAAAGGTTACATAAACCCCTTTTGGCCACATTTTTGTTTTTCTCTTATGTAACCAGATAACCCTATATACATAAACGATATTTTGCCTAAAGTTACACGGTTACACCAGTTACGCCTATTTTTACTAAAAAACTTTTTTTCTAATTTATATCTCTATATACATAGAACGGCGTATTAACTGTGCCCAAAAGCAAAAAGACCCGCGGGCCGCGAGCCGTTGTTGTCTATTCGTCATCTTCGTCCTCGTCTAATATGCCGTCCCCGTTGCACCATTCACATATGGCCCAACGGGTATCGACGTATCCCACGTCACGGGCGCAGTTGTGCGTTCTAAAAATTTCTTGCTCAACCTCGCCCGTTCCGCCGCATTCTTCACAGTGTCTCATGTACCTGTTTTTTCGCCCCTCATCCATTTTATATCTTGTAGCAAGGATAGTTTTTCTTTGGTGGCTTTTTCAAGTGCCATTGTTAGCCTTGATATTTCGGTGCGTTGTTTTGAATTTTTACTCTTTAGGGTAATAATTTCGGCGGCATCCGTTTTTTGTTCGAGTGTCCATTTTGTCATTATATTTTCGTACCTCTCTCTCTTAGGTTTTTTACAAAGTTGTTTAGGTTTTGCCTCGCGACAAACAAATCGTTTTCGACGGAGTTAGGGGCATCACGCCTGTACCTCTCGCCTTGGTGTTTATCCACTTGTTGCTTTAGGAACTGTAACTGTGATGCTTGGACCGTGGTTAAATCACTGTCCCCCATCAGAACAGTAGGAACTTAATAACAGCGACGACGGCAACAATTGTTGCAATGGCTATTAAATGTGGGGAATATTTTTTCCACATGGCTTCGGGTTCGTCCCAACCGAATACGCTTAACCCTTCGGAAATTCGTGCCTCGGCAAGGACGTCATCACCATATGGAGCTTTTAGAGTATCCTGCTCCTTCAACCGGTTTATCCATTCCGGAGAATTTTCTTCCCATCGTTTAAACTGCGCTTCCACCCAGTTTTCCACTTCTTTTTCATCCCAACGGTTCACGAGCCGTGGTCCGCGGGAGCTTGGGCTCGGAACTTTGTCCGGTGCCGGGAAGTCTTCGCTTTTTACTTTATTATATATAGTTGATCTCGAAAGTTTAGTTATTTCACAAACTCTGTAGATGTCGATTAAGGCCATGTCGTTCTCCTAAACTGTTGTGGGTTTTTCTTTTCGGCGCACTTCCCATAAAATACAGGATTTGCCCCATTGCGTTATGCCCCGATTGCCGCTGTCTTTGACGCGCCTTTCGTTTGATAATTCAGACAAACGCGGTTGAACGGATACATACGGGCGTTCTAGCATTCTTGCCACTTGCTCAGTGCTAAGTGGTTTAGTTGCTTTTAGCAGCAATTTATAAACCTGTTCCCGTAAGGTAACCTTCTTACCTTGGCTATCGTCAGCGGCGGCACGACTTGTGTCCCTGTTCTGATAACCTACGCCTTCTTCAGTATATCCCATACCGTCTTCCTCTTTCAGTTAAAACGTGAGAGAAGTATACGACAGTATGGGATTAAGTCAAGACTTACTCTTAGGTTCCCATGTATCAACTTCGGCGTACCATTTGCCGGTCTTGCTTTCACAAACCTGCACGTTAATCCAATCGCCGGTTTGGCCCGCGAGCCATGTAGCGAGTTCTTCGCGTTTTATGCTCATGTTGCATTTTACCCAGTCGGGAGCATTATCGTTTGGTTTCTTAGCCATGAGACCGTTAACGAATATTTTCTGTGATTGTTCCATGTGTTCTCCTTTAAAAAAAGCCCCTAGCAGGGGGCAACCGAGCTAGAGGCTTAATTATCTTATCTACAGAGTTTGAGGCATGACCCTCAAGAGTAGTTATAAAGGCCCCGTATGCGATATGCAACACTTAATCGCATACATCTTTGGGGTATTCAGCATTTTTTATTTGATCGCTGATTGTTAAATTACATATGCCGCAGAACCTGACTAAAATGTCTTCAGTCTTTTCAGTTGTTTTTAGCGCCTGATCGCACTTTGGGCAGCGGTTTTTCATCAATCTTTTGTGAAATATGCCCGCTCCCTGTACCATCATCTGCTAATCCTTTTGTAGAATCCCTGTACCAATCGAACACGAGCCGAAGTTGGCCGCCGATTGTGCGTCCTTCGCTTTTTGACAGTTCTTTGATCTCTTCATAAACTTCCCGAGGGACGAGAATGCTTTTCCAACGTGTAGTATCCATTTTTATCTCCGATGCGCCTGCGCACATCTAAGATAATATAGGAGAATATACAAGAATGCAAGAAAAAACCCTTTTGTCGTTGTAGTATCATTCCTAGCCGGACAAAAGGGCAGTTGTTGCCGAGAGTGGTCGAGCAACCTATTTAGCTTCACCCCATGACGGTCCGATTTCAACATCACATTTACTCGGAACTTCAAGAGGTATTGCCGTCTCCATAATCCTAGCGATTTCTTGTGCCTCGTCAAGAGTTTTGACCGACATAGCAATCTCGTCGTGGATTTGCACCATTGGGATGTGCCCAGCTTTGTACAGGTTGACCATCGCTTGCTTTGTCATATCCGCCGCCGACGCTTGGATGAGCCTGTTCATCGCTTTATAAGTGAACGCCCGCTTTAGGCGCGTGGTTGGCCCGTAGGCGTCCACAGCCTCCTTGTACGGTAGTGCCTTGTTCATTGCGAACGTGTCAGGTTCCCAAAGCTCGAACCGCGCTTTACGGCCCGCCAGTGAGCGCAGAGAGCCGCCCGAAGATTTCTCGTTCAACCGGTTCATCACACCGCGCATCAATCCTTTAACGAACGGCACACGCTCATGGTACTGATGAACCAGTCCCTTCGCGTCTTCGACCGGGATGTCTAACTGTTCTGACAGTTTGTTAACGCCCATGCCGTACATCATACCAAGATTGATCGTCTTGGCTTGCTTTCTGGGAATGTTAGCCATCTCCGCGACCATTGTATGGAAGTCCGTAGACGGGTCTTCGTTGTACGCCTTAACAAAGTCCGCCGCACCGTCGAGCGGCACCCCACGGTTGCGCCCATAAACATGAGCGTAATGCACCAAGATGCGTGGTTCTTGTTGCGAGAAGTCAATGGCCGCCCACTGTTCGCCTTCTTCCGGGAGAAACAACGAACGGATCATAGGACCAAGCTCTGGGTCGCGGGCCGGGATTTGTTGTAAGTTAGGGTTGGACATAGAAATTCTGCCCGACACTGTACCACCATCGTCCGAGCGGATTTGGTTTATGTGCCCATGTATTCTGCCATCGGTCCGGCAGTGCTTCATAATGGAGTTGATAAATGTACCGGATGTCTTGTTTAGGTTCCGTGCTTCAACAACAAGTTTCGCGAGCGGATGTGGGTGTTCCGATAAGAACAGTTTCGTAAAGCTCGGGGCACCTTTCTCGGTCTGGGGGTAGTTGATGTCGAGTTTATCAAATGCTTTAGAAAGAGATTGCGCCGCCCAGATTTCTACATCGGTCCCGGCCACACGCTTAATTTCCTGCATCACACTTTTCTCGCGCTTGAGCAGGGCGTCCCGTGTTCTCTCGACGCGGTTCGTATCCACACGAACGCCTCGCCATGTCATATCAACAAGACAGGGCAGTAATTCTAACTCAAGGTTAGCAATAGGCCACAGGTCTTCGCGGCTAAGTTGTATAGAGAGATAGCTCCAAAGCTCTAGGGTTAGCTCGGCGTCAGCTTCAGCGTATGGGCCCACATACATCGCGGGCATCTTCCACATCTCGGCTTTGGGGTCGATCCCAAACTCACGAGCCGCCGCCGTTAATCCTTTTTCGGATTTTGTCTTGTTAAGAAGATCGTAGCATAAAGCGTTTAGGCTGTAGCTAAACCGGTTCTCGTCGAGCAGTGCTGCAACCAGCATGGTGTCAATTACCCGGCCATTCATCTGAAAGCCCATCGCTCTAATCCAGCCCAAGTCGTACTGGGCGTTGTGCATTACCTTATCGGCAGGGCACTCGAACACTTTCTTGAGCCACTTGTTAACGATTTTCTCGTCTAAGTTACCGCCGCCAAGGTGACGGGTGGGCAGATAGCAAGACCAACCGTCTACTGCAACGGCATAGCCAATGACTTCGCCGTCCTTTGTAGGCCAGCCGGGTCCGTTCTTTTTAAGGTTCGGGTCCCGTGTTTCCACGTCAATTGCGATTGTACGAGCAGACGTGATGTCTGGAAGCTCCAACGGCGGAACCCACTCACTTTTAGGGGCGAACATAGCCATTTGCAAATTTGCCATTAGTTTTTACTTCCTCAATAATTTTATTTACAGGGCGTCCGTCTTTTTCGACAAACTCTGCTCCCAATCCAGTGTAACCGGCTTTATCAATCCACGAGTCCTCATGGTCAATTGTCTCGACAAGACGACTGGTTTTTACCCAATCCATCATTAAAGCAACGTGGGCCGGGGTTAGAAACCCGTGGCTCTTTAGTGCCCCGTTCATAATGATGTTCCACCCGTCAGCGATACGCCCATGGTTTTCGTAAGCGTCACCATAATCCTTGGCGCGTTGGCCGTTAATCAGTTCTTTAGCTTTGTCTAATACTTCATCACGCTTCATTTTAATGCACCACTTGGTTAATGTGACCAGTTACAACGTAATCGTTTAACTCTTCATCCCACTCAAGAGTGAGGGCAGGCAGGTCTTCGTCCGAAGTATATCCCATACCGTCTTCCTCTTTGGTAGTTAACCACTTTGATCGAACACGGTAGGACTCGATGTCTGAAACAAACCCCTGCTCATCAATCGCTTCCATCATACCCTTGTACTGGGTCCATGTGACTTTCTTCATGTCTTCTCCCCCTTAAATAATTGACTTTCCCACTGACATACCTCGTTGATATGCGTGTGTCGTGTTGTTGGGCGCACCATGCCAACTTTTTCAACCCACCCTAA